CTTCCTGCGTCCTCAATACCGAGGACGAATGCGTTCTCAGAGAGCCGATCATCACCACCATGCAGATCAGTAAGGATACCCTAGAAGCCCTGAGAGCTTATGGATATCCTGCAGAGAAAGCTGTTCTCCGGCTTATGGAGATTGCAGAATCATCCGAAATATAATTGGATATTTGCCCTTTTTTCCGCGAGCTTTTTATAACTGCTTTTGTTAGAATCCAAGTGTGACTTGAAACTGTTGTAAGTCATGCCCTTTCCCTCCGCCCACTTGCATGGAGGGCATGAGATCAGCTATGCCTTCGCTATTGGAAGAAGGGAAAATGCAGTCGGGCAGGTCGCTCATATCAGTACAGCCTCACAAGCAGGGCAGCCAATCCACGCTGATAGCGCCGCATGTGGAGTTACCCCAGAGCTGGACAAACTTCTCGACGGCGAATACACCAGTCAGGTCGTCTACAGATCTGCCGTACTCCGCATGGCGACCCTTGAGCAGGCTGTTAGGCACTGGATCCCTGGAAAGCCAGCCAATATGAGCTACACCGATGACGTTGCTGTTAATGTTGGCTTCCAGCACGCCAGTACAGCAGTTCACGACACAAGAATCCTGATATCCCCGGGTCTTGATCTCAGTGGTCCTCTGCAGGTGCTCCGCGTGGGCATACATCTCAGTAAGGACCGCACCGATCTTGTAGTTCTGCACGCAGAGCTTGTCAACCCATTTGGCATCGTACTGGCCGGTCTGGTAAGAGACTGGCATGTACTCGAACTCAGCATCCTTGGTATAGTTGATGTAGTCCATGGCGCAAGTATTGGGGAACGAGCAGTTCATTGCCATTCCACCCGCATCCAGCTGCCTCTCGACCTCCAGCTCCGTCCTCAGCAGCACCACGTTGCCAGAGCCTGCCACATGCTCAACCAGCTTCTGGCCGGCAAAACCCACCTGTGTGGACGCTATCTTTTCATTCTCCAGGTAGCCCACCCCTTTGGTGGTCGATTTCTCATACATGTAGTTGGCCGCGCCGGCCATGCCTACCATGGTCAGGGCGACGATAATCAAAACCGCTATTAGTTTTCTCATAAAATACCTCCTGAATTTTTCTAAACTATTATTAAAAGGTGGGTTTTCCCGTAGAAGGGAGCTGAAGCCCAAGACCGGGAAAACTATTATTTTTTCTGATAAATGATTTTCCGTATCTAATCCCAGATCGCTTTCAGAGCCGCTGCTATATCCTGGTGGTATTGGTCCTCGGCTTCCAGGAGCGGGCCTCTAAGATAGTTGGGGCCCGTCCCCGCGTGGCTGGGAGTATAATTCTGGCTCTCGTGCATGACCAGCGCATACGGTGTGTTGAAACTGATTTCGGCTCCCCTCTCCAGCACGGTGACCGTGGCAGAATTGCGGAGCGTTCCCTCTTCTAAAGGTGCTCTATTGACAGCTTCTCCTTTGACTGTCTCTGCGGTCATAATTGCCACCTCTTTGGCTGCTTGTTTGGCCGCTGCTATCAGTCGTTCGCCATGCCACACAATAGTTGGGATCGCCATTCACCTCTATTATGCCTGATTTTTGGACATATTCACGACTCGTAAGGACATTCCCAGATAGCCGTTCGTTGTGGCCACGTCGAGAACTGGCCAGGTAAAGCTACTTCGGGTGAGTGCGTCTCCCTCGGCTACTGTGGCATCCTCCGTCAGGCAAAAAGCATCACAGATCACATCTTCTCGGCCTTCATGGTGGATGGTTCGCTTCTGATCAAACCAGATGACAGTGATTGAATAATCTGAGTAAGTCGGCTCGTTGTATTCATTTGCGCCGGTCTTGTGCTTCAGGGTCACCGTCTCGCCCAGGCCAGGAGGTAAGAGGCTCATTTCAGTTCGGACCCCAAGTATCGCCGCAACAATCGCCGTGATGTGGCGCTCAGGAGAGAAGCCGACCCGACCCCGGCCGTGAATGTGTAGGAGAGTTTTCCACCAATAGACATGCTGGTAACTCCGTTCTCCTGTAGTGTCTTCAGGCCGCCATCGGTGCCTGCCGCGCATATGGCTATGGCTTCCTCCATGCAGGCCCGTTTCACGATCACGGGTACTGTGGGTAGCTGGGTGCCATGGTCATAGTCGCAGATTTCGCCATCGATGATCCTGGGAAACTCCAGGACCTGGGCTAGGCCGTCACTGTTGGAGTCTTTCTGTATGCCGTTCTCGATGTACGGCTCTTCATATCTACGGCCCCTGAGAGGGAGCTGGTCGATGTGCTCCGTGGCCTGCTGGCAGTACCATTCTTGGTCAGTGGCAGAAGCGTTTTTCAGCTCGATGGCCGAGGCTCTCTTGTCGACGCCGATCAGGCTTTCAAGCTCGGCATCGGTGGCTATATAAGATTTGAGGAAAGAGACGTCGACCATGTGAAGCTCACCCCATCTCAATAGGCGCTATTTCAATCGGCTCGAATTCGGCTGCAACCAGCCCGGTAAGCGCGGCTTTGTCCTCGAATCCCGCCCTCTTCCAGGCCTGCATAGGGTTGTCTATCTCTTTCAGCATCGGTGCCTCGGGCGTGCCTTCGTCAATGGTGATCTTCGAATCATCGACTGCCGCCAGCCTAGACAGATCGGCCTTAGCTTTCTCGGCGTGCTCCGGCATTGCCAACAGATTCTCGTAATCCCGCTTGGTCAGCGGGCCTTTAGGGTATCCTCTCATGTGTCCTCCTCATGAAAATGTGTAGTGTCTATTTATTTTCTTTATAATTGATAGAAATGGCAAATGTGATTCATATTTCTTCAGCTGGTTCATCAGCACGATCGAGCCCGTAAAAGTGATGTGCTGCTTGCCTTCAAGCTCGAAGTGAATCGTGAGATATTGAGTGCCTTTCTTCTGGTGACTGTCTTTGATCTTGTATCCAGTAACCAGGATTTCTTTGTTCAGGACCTCATCGAGCCGGAGCTTCTCTCCTTCAAACGTTTCTTCTTCGGCGAAGTCTCCGAACCGTTCAGGCATTGGCAAGCCCCAGAGATTGCTTGAAGTTGAAGCTATTCGCCCACATGAGCCAGCCTTCGGTAGATGCCATTGATGACCTATACTGATCAGCGGTGATTTCGCCTCGGGCGAGCTGGCCGGGAAGAGATCTCATCCGGCGCTTGATCCTCTTAGCAGTGGACTTCCTCACCAGTATGTGGTCCGGAAAGTGCCGGTATCCCAAGAAATCTATGCCCTGGCGGACTGGAAATATGTCATTCTTGCTCAGGGTCAGAGCGAGCCTTTCTGCCAGGAAACGCTCTATCTCTTCTGCCATCTGGTGAAGGAGCCTCTTATCTTGGTGGAGCAGGACGAAGTCGTCGCAATAGCGGATGTAGTGCCTGATTCTCATTTCATGCTTCAGGAACTGGTCTAGCTCGTTCATATAGAGGTTGCCGAGCCATTGGCTTGTGTAGTTCCCAATCGGCACGTTCTTGCCTCCCGGGATGCTGTAGATGATGTCCTCCAGCAGCCACAAAGTGTCTGGGCACTTGATTTTTCTCTGGACAATTCCAAAGAGGATGTCATGGTCTATCGATGGATAGAACTTCCGGATATCCATCTTCAGGCAATAAGCTCCTGGGCCGGCCGCTCTGATGAAGTCCATAGTCCTTCGACTTGCGGCATGAATACCCTTTCCTGTCCTGCAGGCATACGAGTCATGGATGAACAGGCCGCTCCAAATGGGTTCAAGTATGTTCATCAGAGCGTGCTGCACCACCCTGTCCGGATTGAAAGGCAGCTTATAGATGATCCTCTTTTTTGGTTCGTAGATCATCTTCTCGGTGTATGGCGATGTGGTGAAGGTCTTCTCAATCAGAGAGTCTCTGATGTTGAAAATGTTCTCATCCAGATCATCATCGAAGCGACTGATAGTATTCTGCCAGCTCTTCCCCTTTCGGGCCTTCTTATAGGCAAGATAGATGTTATCCACATCAGTTATTCTTCCAAATAAGTCTCCGTGCCGCTTCATGTTGTTTTTGAGATAGGCAACGTTCCCGCCAGGTACTAGCTGCCAATCTCCTCCGTTGTGTGTTTTGCCTGTTCTAAGACAAGGTTAGCGAGTCCAGCCAGGAGTTGCTCTCCGCGCTTTTCCTGGATCTGTGCAAGTGCGACTGCTGATATT